CACCACCCTCCACCTCGATTAAGGACCAGACCATGGCAAACGCCCTCTATGACAAAGGCCGCGAGAAGTTTCTCACCGGCGCCATCAACGCCAGTGCCGACACCCTCAAGTGCGCGCTGATCAAAGATACCTACGCCCCCACCCTGGGCAGCGACGAGTTTTTCAGCACGCTCTCGTCCCACGTGGTCGGCACCCCGCAGACACTGACCAGCAAGACGGTCACCGGCGGCGTGCTGGACGCCGCCGACGTCACTTTCAGCGCCGTGCCCACGGCGGCGGTGAAGTACTGCGCCATCTACAAAGACACCGGCAGCGCCGCGACCAGCCCGCTGATCGCCCTGTTCGACACGGCGGCGGGCCTGCCGGTCAGCACCAACGGCGGCGACATCATCATCGCCTGGGACAACGGCGCCAATAAGATCTTCAAACTCTGATGGCAACCCTCTATCCCGTCTGGCGCGGGTCACTGACCTATCACGACGGCACCCTGTCATTCGACGGGGCGGCGATCTACCGGGGCACCCTGCAGGGTGACGATGACCCCGCGCCGGTCGCCATTGCCGGGGTCAGTATCGGCCTGTCACCGGGCGGGATAGCAGCAGGGCCAATCGGCAGCATGGCGGCATTACAGCGCGCCAGGCCCGCCGGAGTCAGTCAGTTTGCAGCAGGCACGGGCAAACTGACCCATCGCACCGCACCCGGCGCCATCGAGGCGGGTGCCTATGGCGCCCCGGATACCACCGCCCGCGCCAGCGTGGGGAGCCTGGGGGATCTGCTCGCCATGGGCGCGGCCGAACTCACCCCCCTCGTCCGTGTGCCGGGGCTCAGTGCCGGTGCGCTGGGCATCGCCACGCTCAGGGCCAGGCTTGCGGCTGGCAGCATGCAGCCAGACGCCATTGAGGCGCCGACCATTGGGCAACGCATCGCTCCTGCCGGCTTCGATCTTGGCGCCCTTGGCAGCCACCGCGCCCGAGTGCGCCAGCTCGTCGGCGCCCTCTCTGATGGTCAGAGTGGTGCCCTAAGGCTCAACACCCGACTGGCTCAGGCCGCGACCCCGTTCACTGGCGCAGTGGGGAGTCCCGTCGCCAAGTACGCACGGATCCTCTATCCGCTGGCCCCGGCGGTCCCCCTCCCCGGCAATCCCGCCATCACCGCCGCGCTGGTCCCGGCCCCGCTGCAGCCTTCGGCACTCTCGCCGATGGCCAGCTCCGCGCGCCTGACCACTCGGGGCTTTGATGGCTGCACGTTCGGCGCGGCCAAGGTGCATCGCTTGCCCCTGCCACTGCCGACCACCCGGGATCTGCTGCCGCCCTCTGCCACCCGGCTCGAGCACCTTGCAGCGGCCACCCTGGCCAGCACAGTGACACCGGAGGTGATCACCACCACCCGCTTTGCTGACACATGCCCCGCCCCGCTGCTGCCCTGGCTCGCCTGGGCAAGGTCGGTGGATTGGTGGGAGCTGGCCGAGTCAGAAGACCAGCAGCGAGCCCTCATCCGCGCCTCGTTCCGCCTGCATCAGCGCAAGGGCACCCCCTGGGCCATCAAGGAGGCGCTGGCCGTGCTGGGCTTTGGCGACAGCACCATCATCGAGCGCGCCACGGGCCGCCGCTATGACGGCACGCTCGCTTACAACGGCAACGAACCCCACGGGGATCCATCCCAGTGGGCAGTCTATCGCGTCATCCTCGCCCGCCCGGTCACTACCGTGCAGGCGAACCGCATCCGGCGCCTGCTGGCAGAGATGGCTCCGGCCCGCTGCCATCTGGCGGCCCTCGATTACACCCAGGCGCCCCTGACCTACAACGGCGCCGCAACCTACAACGGCAACTACAACCACGGAGCCTCCTGATATGGCGAATTTACAAGAGGTGGTGAGCTGGGACGCAGGCGTCTATCAGCTCGAAACCAGCGACCCGGTGCTCGGCGGCCCGGGGGGTACCTCCAACAAGCAGGCCCAGGCACTGGCGAACCGTACCGCCTACCTGAAAAAGCACATGGATGACCTGGAAGGCGGCACCACCGCTGCGGGCAAGGCCAACAAGCTCACCACGGCGCGCACCATCGCCGTGGCCGGGGATGTGACCGGTCAGACCTCGTTCGATGGCAGCGGTAACATCTCTATCACCGCCACCTATAAAAACTCCGGGGTGGTAGCGGGGACCTATCGCTCCGTCACCGTCGATGCCAAGGGCAACGTCACCGCCGGCAGCAACCCCACCACCCTGTCGGGCTATGGCATCACCGATGCCGTGCCCAGCAGCCAGAAGGGCGCCGCCAACGGGGTCGCCACCCTGGACAGCGGCGGCAAGGTGCCCGTCGCCCAGATCCCGGCCACCGCTATCACCGACACCTTTGTCGTCGGTACCCAGGCCGCCATGCTGGCCCTGACCGCTGAAATCGGTGATGTCGCGGTGCGCACCGACCTGAACAAGAGCTTCATCCTGCGGGTGGCGGGCGCCTCGACCCTGGCCAACTGGCAAGAGCTGCTCACCCCTACCGACGCAGTGCAGTCGGTCGATGGTATGACCGGGGTTGTTGTCATCGCCACCGCCAGCGAAGGGGTGAAAGGCAAGGCGCAGATCGCCACCCAGGCCGAGGTCGACGCGGGGACCGATGACAGCAAGTTTGTGACGGCTAAAAAGCTGATGGCCGCACTGACCAAAGACATCGCGGCGAATGGCTATCCGGCGGGCGCCCCGATCCCCTGGCCGCTTGAAACACCACCTGACGGCTATCTGATGATGACGGGTCAATCGTTCAGTGCGGCGACTTACCCCAAGCTGGCGCTCGCATACCCGGCGCTGGTTTTGCCAGATATGCGGGCGGAGTTTATCCGGGGCTGGGATGCAGGAAGGGGAGTTGACCAAGGGCGCACCTTAGCATCAACGCAAAATGACGCCATCAGGAATATCTCTGGCTCATTCATGGTCGCAGATAACTCGTCCAAAGTCGGTGGTTTGTCTGGCGGGTCTGGTGCGTTCACGCTCCAAAATAACCTCGGGCTCGTCCCTAACTGGACATCAGGTTCGATCAGTGGTGATCGAAGGGCTTTAGCCAATTTTAATTCCTCTAACGTCGTACCCACTGCTGAGGAAAACCGGCCCCGTAACATCGCATTCAACTACATCGTGAGGGCAGCATAATGAATGAACCGATCGTCGTATGGGGAGAAGATGGGTTTGCTTCATCTTCCGGTTGGGCCACGGTATTTGCCGCCAACCCGATTACTGGTGAATACCTGTCGCAACAGCAGGTCTGGGTATCCGTGGGAACGGGTCTCCCTGCTGGTGCCTATCTGGATGAACCGGATCAAACCGCACCAGGGAAAGCCATTGTTCGTAGCCAGACAGGCTGGGAGTCCGTCGATGATTTTCGCGGTCAGACGGCATACGACAAGCGCACACGCCAACCTGTCGTTATCAAGGAGCTCGGTGAACTGCCGCAGGCCCTCACTCTCACCCCTCCGTCATCCCCATTCGACTTGTGGGATGCGGACCTGTTGCGTTGGGTGAAAGACCTGGCGCAGGAGGATGCCGTGCAGGCACAGCAAGCGCAGCAGCAACGTCAGGCCTTGATGAGCGAAGCCAGTCAGGAGATCGCCGTACTCACCGACGCACTGGATCCCAATGTCATCAGCGAACCGTCAGCCGATGATCAGGTGAAACTCATCGCCTGGAAGGCCTACCGCGTCGCTCTTTCCAAAGTCGACCAGCAGGCTGGCTATCCCCATACCATCACCTGGCCGCCGCGCCCGGGGGATTCCGCCACCGTATAACCCTTGAGTCCGACCACCACCCCGCCCTGTGCGGGGTGTTTCGTGACTGCCGTCATCCGCCACCTTGTCACCGCTTCGCCAGTGTGTGCGGCTCTCACACACTGGCCGCCGCTCGCCTGACATCCCCTGCCCCTGCATCCTGACCCTGCTCGCATCACAGGTATTACCAACGCACAGAATGCTCCGTCCGGACAACAGGAGAACCTATGGCACTGGACCAATTTCACCACGGCGTGCGCGTCGTGGAAGTCAACGAGGGCACGCGCACCATCCGCACCGTCGCCACGGCGGTGATCGGCATCATCTGCACCGGCAGCGATGCGGATGCCGCTTACTTCCCCCTCAACAAACCCGTGCTGATTGCCAACCTGCCGGCGGCCATCGCCAAGGCGGGCAGCACCGGCAACCTCAAACGCTCGCTGCAAACCATCTATGACACCGTCAACACCATCGTCATCGCCGTGCGCGTGGCCGATGGCGCCGACGCCGCCGAGCTGACCAGCAACATCATCGGCACCATCCTGCCGGATGGCAGCTATACCGGCCTCAAGGCGCTGGAGCGGGCTGCCCCGGTCACGGGCGTCAAGCCGCGCATCCTCTGCGTGCCGGACAACTGCACCTTAGCCATCGCCACCGCCTTGGCGGGCGCAGCCAAAAAGCTGCGCGCCTTCGCCTATGTGCCGACCATCGCCGACACCGTCGAGGCAGCGCTCGCCTACCGCGAGAACTTCTCCAGCCGCGAACTGATGCCGATCCACGGCGACTGGACCGCCTGGGACACCGCCGCCAATGCAAGCATCAAGCTCGATGCCTGCCTCAAGGCGGCCGCCATGCGGGCATTCATCGACAAGGAGATCGGCTGGCACAAGACCCTGTCGAACGTCGGCGTGACCGGGGTCGACGGCATGACCAAGGCCCTGTTCTGGGATCTGCAAGACCCCGATACCGAGG